CGAAGGTTTAATTTGTAGTGTTTTGTCACCATACAATACTGTGCCATTTCCTGGGAACGTAGCTACTGGATTAACACCTTTAGAATACAATGTATCTCTTTGTGTTTTTGTTGGATTCCATGCTAAACGAACAACGTTCTTTAGGTTGCCACGATTGAAACCGGCAGGTGAGAACCATGGATCACGAACATTGTCGGTGTTAACACAAAGACCTGCGATATCACCGTTCAATGGTATCCAACGATATACATTATTGTATTTGTCAAACATATATTTCCAACCAGAATCAGCAACAGCATAAGATGTTGAACGGCCTAATGTAGTTGTCCAATTTGTAATATTGGTTGTTTCACTACCAGTTTGATTAACAACGTTTGCTGAAGGAGGTGAAATAAATGCTAAGCAATCTTTACGAGTATTAACAATATTGTCAATTACGTATTGTTGTGTTGCAATATTACCATCACCAGTTAGTACTAAAGAAATGTCCACTTCATCACCGTTTTGAAATAAAGCAAAAGCTGTTTGTGTATTTGCTGTAGAAGGAGCATCATCTGCACCACCAGTTAAAAAATATGTACTGGTTGTGTTAGAAGTGTAATATGTTGTATTAGCTAATGGTAACCCCCATGTGCTATAATTAGGCGCAGTACTTAGTCCATCGACAGCATAAATGTATTTTGAATTGTTATAAATTACATTTTTAAAATAGTTTGAATTGCCTAAAGCATCAACGGCATCCGATCCTTTTGACATAAATGGAAATACTTCTAACACAGTATTTCTAACACCAGTAATTAAACCGCCAGTATCAACAACAATACCGTGAATCTCATCATACAATGCGCCAGCAGAATTAGCTTGTTCTGATGTTCCTGGAGCTCCAGTAAAATATGTTGCAAGTGGTACTACAATATTTGTATTTGCGCCAGCTTGATATGTGGTGATATTCCAAGTAGCAAAAGTAGCACTTGAATCACAGAAAGAAACAGTTAAAGAATTTCCTAAAGCACCAGGATACCTTGCAAAAGCTGGACCAGCAGCGGCACCGGCAGAACCAGTCAAATAAGCCGCTTGAAATACATCTTCGTTTGGAATCTGTAAAGCCGTACCACTTGTATTGGCACGAGCATTGCGGCTAGCAGAACCAACGGCACGAGCAACAGTTAAGTTATTACCATAAGCTAAGAAAGAAGCAGCAGTGAAAAATGATGTTGCTGAATTACTATCTGGTTTACCAAATTTACTTGCAAGAGTGATCTCGCTATCTATTTGAATTCTTTTTTGTGCTGGACCCCATGTAAAATTTCCAGCAAAAGCACCGGCTGTAGTTAGTACTGAAGGTACGACTGTGGTTAAGTCAACTTCAGATACGTTTACGCCTGGAGAGATTTGAAATGCCATTTTATTATCTCCTTGAATATGATGTTATATTGGCAATTAAGATACCATACGAATATTTATGAAAGGCCATATTTAGAGATTACTCATAGCGTCTTTAATAAATTTTGAATATAGTTCGGAACCATCGGCAACTTCCCACAAATCTCCGTCCATATTTTCATACCGTTCACCCAGTCCGTCATCAATAATTGGAGCCGGAAGAACTTCTTCATCTAACTGATTCATATTTTCTAACTGAATCTGTTTACGAATATCATGGTTTACGATGTCTTTAAAGTATTTTTGAGTGGCCACCCAAGCAAAAAGTACCAAAGTCATTACTAAATCATCATTATTATCATCTTCTGCCGCAAATGATGTTTTACTTGCCACAAAAGTTGTTAGTTCCGAGATGGTATCAAAATCTGGAATCAACAACTTATCACCTTCAATCAATGTTTTTAAATTGGAACAACCAATTCTTTTGACCGCCACAGACATTTTAAGGCCCATCTGTATGCCTCGGCCAAATCCACTATGTAACTGCTGTGGTTTTTTATTTCCTGTAAATATTTTCCAAAGGTTCTCATACTCTAAATCTTGGTGTATAATATCTGCTACCTGTGGATTGTTATTAATTTCAACCAAAATGTAGGCATCATTATAATATCGAGCGGCATTATGAATCACCGTAGGGAATAATATGGGTGAAATTGAAGAACTCTTATATACCGCCACCTGTTTATATGGTGTTGATGAAATATCAAACACGGAAAAAGCTGAACAGTCCAAATTACGACCTTCTGATACATCCACGGTAATACAATATAGATGGTCTTTGGTAATTTCATCGTCACCTTTAATCGGATGTTCATAGATTATCATCTTATCATGGTGAGCAATTGGTGGACTATAAGTCATCTTCTGTAGTTTGGTACCAGCAATAAGAGTGTTGGTAGAACCTAAAAACTCTGTTTCAAACTCCTGACGGAACTGATGTTCAGAAGTATTACGAATCGTTTCTTCTTTCCAATCATCATCACGACCCGGTACCATCGACCAATGCACCTCAAATGGTACATAATTGTTTCGTTTATTGATGGCGTCTGTCCATATCTTATAGAACAGATTCATGCCGTTAGGTGTAGAAACAATAATAATCTTTGTTTTTGTACCAGCAGTAATAACAGGATAAACTGAGGTAAAGAATTCTGTGGCAATATTAGATGGTACGAAAGCAAACTCATCTAAGAATACAATGTTAAACGAACCAGATCGAGCAGCTGAGGATGACGTGGAGGAGGCGATGATTACAGAACCGTTTTCTAGTTCTACTCGACCTTTGTTCCACTCAACCACACCTTGCTGTAACCACATAGGCAAATTCTCATAGGCCAATTGTAACTTACCAAGGATGCCACGAGCAGTTTCACCACGGTTGGCCAGAACAGCAATTGATTGTGCGTCTTGAAAGAGTATTGTCCAAAGAAGATACGCCACCGTGGTGGTTGTTTTACCCACCTGCCGTGGACATTTCATAATAGTAAAACGATTATTATGAAAAGTTCGTATCATGTCTTGCTGAAAATCATACATCCTGAAATCAGTTACACCGTCATCTAGTGTGATAATTTTAATGTATTTGGCAAAATAAATAGGATCCCTAGAACACTTGATATATTCATCAACTTGGTCTTGAGTAAAATTGACTTGAACTCCTACTCGTTTGAGTAGTGGGTTATCACGGTAACTTTCTTTATTCTTTGCTGGCATTGTTCTTCAATAGTTTGCTGAGTTCAGAAGTTGAGCCAACAAAAATTGCTTTATCAATATTAGTATTATTTGTTTCTTTTTTAATGCCTTCCATCTCACGCATTTCTTTTTGTATCTTTAATAATCTATCATTGGCTTCGGTCATATTTTTTAATAGGCCAGAATATACTTCAAACGCTCGTGGGTGTTGGCCAGCTTTGGCAATATTGAGTATTTCTTCCATGGCGTCTTTGCCTTGGTCAATAATACCTTGAAGATTTTCTTTTGATTGCTGATAAGCATCATTTAAATCTTGTTTGATATCTGCCTCATTATACTTGGCGGACACTACAGGCAAAGAAACTTTTTCTTCTTTTACTGTTGGTGTTACGTCAAATATTTGTTCCATGTTTTTTTCAAATTTGTTCATAGTTATTATTTATCACCTTACCCAATACCAAATAACATTTGGATTACCTATACCCGTATCATTTTGCCATGGTGAAGGTTGCCAACCAGTTTGAGTCGTCATTAACGTTCCCCACCAAGAGCCACCATCGTCATGTGTTGTTGTAAAAATTGCTCCACCAACAAGCGAAGCATTGCTTCCATTATTAGCATACCAAGGCATTCGTTTTTCTATACCATCAGTACTATAATTCCAAGTAGTAGTTCCACTTGCGCCAGTATAGAATGACGAAATTGATGTTATGTTTTGGCGGAAACCATCACTACCTGCAACATTATCTGTGCCAAATCCAGAACTATCATATTGACCCACAAAACTGTACGGTTGATTTGCCGTCCATGCACCACCGTTACGACCACGATATTGGGCATCAATCATATAATCAAAACCACTTGATGACTTTTTAATATAATCTGCCCAACCAATGATACTATAATTACCATTGGTGCCTGCGCTACCAAATGTATTGTTAGCAACTAGAGAACTAGGTGCAGAAGTTTGATTTCTCAATAAACAATTAGAGAAAGTCCAATCATAATAATTGTTTTGCATAATTAAAGTCCAACCACCACCAAGTGTGGTCATATCACAATATACTTGAACTGCTGTACCACCATTTATGTTGGCATTTTGTATCCAATATCTACCATCTGTTGAAGCTGGATATGCTTGTTTAATAGCAAATGCAGATGTACTTGCTGTGGATGCTGTAAGTCCATCGCCTGTTGATGAAGTTGCAGGCGATGCGCTAAAAGTAATTCCACCACCAATTGTAATGCCTGGTCCAATGTTCATTATGTATTAGGAAATTCTGTTATTGTGGTGGTATATGTATAATCAACGTTGGCGTTAGCAGTGTTAGCTGTAGTAGGATTAGGCACAATTGTAATTGTGGCCATTTTTTCTGCTGGTACAACGTAAGAAGTAAACTGATAATTTGAATTTGTTTTTGTGCCTATAATGCGTGCATCAGATACAAAATTACCTTGTATATTGGTCAAGTGTAATATATTATTAGTCCATAAAACAACACGACCTGATGCCGTAGATTCTTGTGCTGAATATCCTTGATATACGATTTCACCAGTTTGATATTTTCCTGTGCCGGTATTGGCCATATTAAATTGAACAACATCAGTTGATGAAATATCTTTAAATATATTTGTAATTGAAGTTCTAATTTGGCCCGTTTGTGTAGTTTTACCAAACACATAACCTTTAACAGTAAAACTTAAAGTCCAAATAATCATACGAGTTTCGGATTCTTTATCACCTTCGTAAATGATGTCGTGTGTTGTACTGTTTAACACAACAGGTATTTCTTTAACAATACCCATTTCAGGAATTAAATTTAATTTAATTGTATAATCTGGTGCAAAGAACGGTAAAATATGCTCAATGATTTGTGTACCATCTTCTATGTTTCGTACATAGATGTAAAGATTAAAATCAAAATTATATGGTACAGGATTATATTGTGAAATTAATCCAGTAGTTGTTTGTGCAAATTGTTTAAAATTAGTATTTTGTTTACGAGAAGAATCGTAAGAAAGACC